GTCTTGCACAACACCATCTACAGACACAAGCACATCCTGCACAGAAGACACTGCGGTGGTCAGGGTAAAGGTGGTGTCACTGCCATCACCGTTGAATCTTTGTACGGCTACGGTGCTTTGGAAGTTATCTGCTGTTTGTTGACCAATATACGGCATTAGGTGATCTCCATGTAACTCATGGTAACGGAGAGCTTGTCAGCGACAGAGGCATCTATTTTTATAATATCCCCAACATTCAGTATTAGTTTGTTGCCGCCCATAATCTCCACGGTGGCCCCTACAGGAATAGGTATATCCTTTACGATATGCGCTGTCGTGTTCTGAGTCTGGCTAGTTTGAGTTGTGGTACTAACAAGCTGTACTGTCCCGGTGACTTGTGCTGTGTGTACATTAGCAAGCGTTAATCCAAGAACAACCACTGTGCTACCGCTCTGCACCGTATACAAAGTCTCCGGTGAACCAGATGTAGCAGGAGCAACATCTCTTGTTATAACTTTAAACGTATTAGCCATCTAAATCTCCATCAACCCAACGCGATTGCAAGCGCCGTAGCCTCATCCGCTGCCGCTGTAGCTGTTGTTGCACCTATATCAGATAGCACTTCTGAAGCAGATCTACCTTCGATAGACGTACCATCAACTCGCAAGAAATCGTTGTCTGCCACCCCAGATGTAAATTTAGCAACATTAGTGTTTGAAATGCCTGTGTCTAATACAGCCGCGGTGCCTAATCCAATATCTGACCTTACTTCTGATGCGCTCCTGCTTTCCAAACCATCTGCTGTAAACCGCGCAAACTCATCGTCTGCCACGGATGAGCTATCAATCTTAACAGCGTTGGTGTTGGATATGCCGAATGTCAGGGACGCCTGTGCACCAATGTCTGATAAAACCTCTGATGTAGATCTGCTTTCTAATCCGTTAGCGGTAAATCTCGCAAACTCATCATCCGCTACAGAGCTACTGTCGATTTTTACAGCGTTGGTGTTTGATATGCCGAATGTCAGGGATGCTTGTGCGCCAATATCAGACAATACTTCTGATGCAGATCGACCTTCTATGTCAGTGCCGTCAACTCTTAGAAAGTCATTGTCAGCAACACCAGAAGTGAACTTGGCAACATTGGTGTTTGATATTCCAGTGTCTAACACTGCCGCTGTACCAAGACCCAATGATGTTCTAACCGTGGCTCCAGTTTCTAAAACAAAGTTAGCCCCGTTTCCTACAATAAAACCGCTATCTGTAACAGCAAGCCCTGCTACATCCTGAAGCTGTTGATCCAACCGTGCGTTGGCTACAGTTCCGCTTGCAAGATTGCTGGCGTTCAATGCAGTAAGCGCACTACCGTTGGCGGCTACTAAGTTACCGCTTGCGTCCAGAAAGGACATCTTTTCTGCTGGCAACGTGCAGAATATAGTCCTAGTCCCTGAACTCCAACTAACCGCGCTATCGCTGTTACTAGACTGAAGTATGGTTGTTCTAGCTAAAGTCGTACCTGATGATGTATAAGTGCCAACACCTACCTCAAAGTCAGAGCCATCAGTGCAGCAATAGAAAGTCGTGTTGCTATTGCCAATAACACTGAACGCTTCAAAACCAGTAACTGCACCAGCCAGAGTATATGTACCCGTGCCTGTGGTGGTTGTGGTTTCTTTTACCCTGTCTTTAAGAACAAGTGCCATTACTTCAACTCAATCGTAAGGTTGCCAGCATTTATCCGAAAGATGTCACCAGAGGCTACGGTCTTGCTAGCATCAAGTGCGCCAACAAACAGAATGTTCCCGCCTGAAGAAGCATCTGCAACAAAGGAGTGAGTTATGGTGTTGTTTGTCCCACCTGATGCAGGAAACTCAATATTAGCTGCATTTATTGCCGTCTGAGTATCTGTGGAATCAGCCCCTATAGTTGTCCAGTTTGATGCTGTGACTTGCTGTCTTGCATAGTTTGTGAAAGTAGCTTCAGTCAAAGAACCTGTTTCAGCAGCAGACACCGCCGTTGCTAAACCAACATAGATACTATCGCCCGGTGATGAAAAGCTGAGAGAGTTGTTTTTAAAAATATAATGCAACAATCTCCTTTCTAGGTAGTTTGTTGCCGCGTTACTTGTTGCCATTTGTCACTCCTTATGTGCGAGGCCGATCAGGTAAACCTCTGCGATACGCATCACTATTTTCTCTGGCCTCTGCAAGATCTTTAATGCGAGATATAGCCTCGGTAAACTGTTTTTCGTACATGGCAAGCATATCCTGCTCACCTTTCATAAAGATGTATGCCTCAACCAAAGAACCGTAAAGTAACGCAACAGAAGCATTAGTGCTTAACCACGTCGTCCCAGAGTCCGCACCCGCAGTTAAAGAAGCTGGTCTATAGTAGTAATGTAGCTCACAAGTGTAATTACTGTTTGGTGTGGGGGCCAGTATGAAGTTACTAACATCAAAGTACGCATAATACTTTGGAACACCCGTTGTGGCAGGATTAGGAGTATACTCCTGTATAAAATTTACATCTTTTTGTAGTAAAAATTCTTTTGAACTACTGTTTGTAATAGACAATGAAAAAGATGCTAAATAATCAGTTGGCACTGACAAAAAAGGATCTGAACTTGTTAAAGTGCTGTTTGCGTTTTTTCGGAAAAACTCAAGATCAACAAGCTTAAATATACGCTGCTCTGCATTCTTAATAAACGTAGGCAAGTTAGTGACAAAGGATGTTTCCGTATTTTCAGTATAGTCCTGTATGGCGGTTTTTAACTCTGTAAAGGTATAGCTCATTTATGCCTCCACCGTGACGGGACCAACCGTTGCATTTTTACCCCCACCTTTTGTGCTACCAGACGTAGCCGTCCCTGAAGAGGCTGAGAAAGTGTAGGTATCTTCGTTAACAACCGTGATGGAGTAGCCTGAATCTTGCTCCAAAATTGTTTTAGTAAAACCATCAAATCCATTTGTCGTTCTAAACCTTACGGTATCTCCAGTTGTTCTTCCATGAGACAGTTCTGTAACGGTAATTGTTGCAGAGCTCTGCGCCCCTGATTTAAAAGCATCGACTCCTAACAACCGTATAACAGCAGGCTCTTCTCTAGCAGGTCTAGCCTCTTTTAAAGTCTGCGGATCATGTATTTTTCGAAAAGGCCCTAGTTGAGGGTGCTTTCTTTCAAACTCATCTTTACCTACTATTAAACCATTCCACTCTTTACGCATATCTTTGTAACGATAGGCAAGACCGGATCTATCAGAGATTGCTTTAGCATTTTTCCCTGTTGCGTACCTAGCCATCAGTTTGTCCTAAAGTAAGCGTATTCAGGCGTCACGGTGAAGCTTGAGCGGTCACGATCTTCACCCATAGCACGTTCAAACTCTTCTTCATAAATAGCTTTTAACATTTGAGTTCTGTTGGGGGCTCTTTTTAAAGATATGTAATAGGCTAAACCCGCTGCTAAACATGGATAAAACCTGAAAGGCACGTCCATAGTATTGACAGGCGCGTCTCCATCATCAATCCGAGTTAAAGCATTGTACACGATAACATCAGTGCTGTTTTCAGGAGTGGGCCATATACGCAGGCTTGGGGTAACTTGACGATCCAAAAAAAACTGGGTGGGTCGGCCCGTCGTAGCCTTGCTTGGGATGTTAAGATCATCGTCGCGGCTAACACGAGTTAACGCAAAATCAGTGCTACTGCGCGTTACAACAGCACTTAATATGTCGATTACATCCTCGGATAGAGCGTATGTTCTCGTGCCAGAAGTAAGAGCTTGTGTTCTTTGGGCTATAGTCCATTGGTTTAACCCACGGTTGGCCCATTCGGCAAGCATGAGATTGAGAGAGCGTCTAGCTGTTGTTAGGTCATAGCCCGTGCGTACTTCCAACCCGCAACGCTCAAAGGCTTCTTCAACGTATTCGGCTACGTCTAATTCAAAATTCACGCTCCCAGAAACAGCCATCACTCATCTTTCGCGTACAGGTTGTTAAAAATCTGATTTACATCCATTGTATAGTCTAAATCTGATTTTGAATAGTGTATATGCTGAGAAGGTAAAAAGTCAGGAGCACCCTCCCCCGTTTCAAACCATGCCGGATGAGTCACTCTAACTCTATTGTTTGGTAGAGCTATTATATTACCCGTCCACGGACCCGCATCTAAAAGTTCCAAAACATGACTCTGCTTGTGTTGTGCGGGGTCGTCCGCTATCTCACTTTCTGTATAATCGACAGTAAAATAGTATTTAGCCGGAAAAAAATTTGGCCCAACTTTAGCCAACCACGGACAAGGATGAGCTCTGTCCAACCTATAAACAGCATGAGTATGAGACATGCAGTCCCAAGGCTGTGCAAAGTGAACGGGCATGGGCTCCGGCCACTCTTCTAAAGGCGTGTCCCCAACCAAAGCTGTGATTGGCATACGAGCCCACATGGCCCCGCCATGCACGTTTGGATCATCTGTGCCGTCTGTTTCACATCCCGTAAATATCATTTGAAAGCTCAAGCATCGACTTGGCATAGTAGTCACTGCAATCGCCATAGCATGAAGAAACTCTCCGTGGTATTTTTGGTGATTGCAGGTATATTCCCTCCGCACCCAACATTTGAAATGCGGAATATTGCTCTGAAGATATGGCACTATTACTAGACCTTGCCGCCTTTAGCCATTCCCTTTTTCTTCATCATGCCGCCGTTAGCCATTTTTTGGACCTTGCCACCTTTAGCATAACCTTTCTTTTTCATGGCTCCGCCACCAGCCATTTTTTGGACCTTGCCACCTTTTGCCATGCCCTTTTTCTTCATGGGCGTGGCCTTTGCCCCACCAACGAGATCGGCGTAATACTCTTCCATACTCATAAATTCTTTAGCCATTTTACACTCCTATGCTTTAGCTAACTGAACCTGTGGTTCTCTTTCTGCGGTCCGGCATAACCGCACCGCATCCCCGTGCTACTACTGATCCACGAGTATTCTTGCCTTCGTAAGGCCGTTTTGCTTTTGTCGTTGGTATCGCAACACCGCCATTGCCCATTTTTCGGACTGTAGCTCTTTTTGTATTTGGGACGACGGTCTTCCCTTTTGCTCCCGCTTTTTTCTTTTTACGAGCAGTCGTAGCTCTTTCAGACTTTGATAAACTATTTGCTTTAGATCTTGGTAGACAACGATCAGGGTTTTTCTTATCTTTTGAAGTACCGCACTTACCTTTGATAGAACCATCTGATCCAATCCTAACCCAATCCTGCTTCACCCACTCTTTAAGCTGGCCCATTACTTCTTACTTTTCCCGTTTTTTACCAATTTAGACAAAGTTTTTGCCTGCCCAGCATGGGCTTTAGAAGCTTTTCTAAGCTTTTTAGCAACTTTTTTAACTTGCGTTTTGGCTCTTCCGGTTAACATTTACTTGCCTTTTGACTTTTTGGCGTAGTTAGGGTCTTTACAGTATTTGGACGCGGCCATATTCGCATAGGCCGACGGGTATGTATCAAACGTCCGTTTAGCCCATGCCTTTCCTTTCGGACAAATTTTGCCACCACTCTTCACCTTTCCTCCTTTTTTCATGCGAACAACTGATTTTGATCCTCTTCCCTGAACAGGACATGCCCCTGCTCCTAATCTAACAGCACTGGTCATTTAGAACACTTTCTGCACGACTGCCGCAGCCACAATTAAACCAGCTATCCCCCAAAGACGTTGATCCAACTTGTCTAGTTGTTTCTGTATCTGAGCGTACCGGCTATTGCACTCCTCCTCGTGCTTTTCCAAAAGTTTTAAAACGTCGTCGGCTTTCATTAACACTTCCACCTTCTTCTGGCTTGACGAAGACGACTATTCGGATTTTTAGCCGCCTTCGGAAACTTTTTCATTTGTCCAGCAGATCTAGCACAAAAAGACTTTCTACGTTTAGCCGCGGCACTACCCTTCTTAACTTTACCTGTAACAGCCGTTTTTAACTTACTTCCGGGGTTTTCTCTGCGATACCTTTCAACTCCGGCTTTAGTCATTCCCGCTCCAGATTTAGTGGAGCGGAAATACTTTTTAGTTTTAGGCGGCTGCTTGTCTTTTTTTCTAGCCATGAAAGAAAGTCATCATGTCTATGGTTCCAAGCGTATACTGAACCGACATTCCATCTTCAAACAAAACACCTTGATCGGGTATGGTTCTATCAATCGTCGTGTTATCCGTCCCTATCGTTCTGGATTTAAACAACGCCGTACCACTTTCAGGAGTTCCGTTAAAATAGCTTATCGTTCCAGCCGTTCCGCCAGAAACTATAGAAAAGCCCTTTAACCTAATCCGGTTACTGCCTTGAATGGCTTCAGCACACAAAGTCCCTGAACCAACTTTTATATTGGCAGCATATTGAGCGGAACACTCAACCGCTGTAACAGTCAAGAACAGTTTTGTCCCAGCAACTGCTTCAGCACTTCCGGTTGATGTTATGGTCTCGGTTAGACTGTTCCCAAAAACATCCGTGCCAGTAATGGTGGTAGTTTTACCATTATCACCAGTGCCAGTCGTTGTAACGATAATGTTACGAGCACCGCCCCCAAGAAACGTGTTGTTAGCCAACGTCGCTGTGGTGTTAGGTCTGGCAGCAGTTACGATGCGGTCATCATCTGACGCATTTTCATCACTGATGAATTTGGGAGTTACAACTGTTGTTGACATGTTTCACTCCCACTAGGCTGCGTAACCCATTAGCTCAATAAAGAGTTTACCGGCGGTATAATCAGCATCTGTTGTATCACCAAGCGTCAGATACAGAAACTCATCTGCGGCGGGAACAGCAGTAAAGTATACTTTACTACCTAATGTAGCGTCACCAGCGTTGACCAAAAGAGTTTCTGCTAGGCTTGATATAGCACCATCTTCAACCCCTGTACCCTCTGTAGCAGAGTGTACGTTGATATCTGGATCTCCGCCAGTCGGCGCTTCGAAGCACTCCATACTGCCGGTCAAGATAGTGCCGTTTTGAGCCGCTGTAATTTGACCAATATGACACACGTTTGAAGTTCCATTTACTCCAATGATGTCCCCGCTTGCAGTGGACCGCAATCCTGTTAAGTCAATAAGAATACGTGTCGTGATAATGCCCCCCACACGCTGTACAGAACTACGATAGATAGTTCCTGTGCCGCCTGTGATACCTGTGCCAGCCTCAGTTGCAAGAGTGTTGGCGTCAAAAGAAGATACACCTGTTGAACTAATGCTTGAAAGGGTGCTGATAGCACCTGTGGATGAATTTTCGCTTATAGATGTGAATCCGCCTTTTGAACGGACTGCACCTGAAAAGGTGGTGTTAGCCATGTAAATCTCCTGTCGTGGCTAATGTCAGTCGCCCAATGCAACTGTCAGGATTTAAAAACTATACAACAAAAAAGGGCGGCTGTGAAGCCGCCCTTTAAAACCCTACGGGAGGGAGGGTTATTAGGCTGCGCCCGGTGTTCCAAACACACACCGCCAATCAGACACGCCGAAGCTGTAACGCTCACGAGCCTTGAACCGCATGTTTCCGGTGTCAAAGTCACCTTCCATAGCGGTTTTAATTGCTGAACGGTTGAAGTGTTTGAAGCCGTTAGGGGCATCAGTCTTGATAAAGAACGCATCTGTATCAGTCAGGAAGTGGTTTACAACTGCACCTTCGGGCAGCATCCCCATGTTCTTGATTGCATTTGCGTCGTTATCTGCCGTAGCCGAACGCAGGTTTGAGTTGATCACACGCTCTGCAATGAATTGCAGTTCTTTCGGAATGATCAGCTTCATGCCGCGTACAGCAATCTTCAGGCCACGCTCATCTGTCAGACCAGCGATATCAATCAACATTTGCTCAAGTGAAGTTTCATTCAAGTCAGCCGCAGTTGACAGCAAGTTACGCTGATTACCAGACAGTGAAGGGTGTGAAGAAGAGCAAAGTGCTGCACCATCACCGATTGCAGAAGCGCCTGTGCTGAACGCATTGTTCAGAATAGCCGCAGCTTTAATCTGCTTGGTCTGGGCCATAGAGCGGGCCAGAGCCTTGGTGTAGCGAGATGCCAGACGGTCATAAAGATTATCTTCAATAGCCTCTTCTGTGATTGAAAATGCCAAAGCGATAGTCTCATGTGTATACCGTGCAGTGAAGGTCTCTTGAGCATCGTCAAAAGAAATAGCAGCACCCTCTTGTTTAGTTGGCGCTGTTGAGAAACCCCCAAGCATCACCTCTTCTTCAAAAGAACGGTCTGAAGCTTCTTCGTCGAAGATCTCCGCGTGTTCGTTCTCGTAACGGTCGTACTCTAGCCCGAACAGTGCATTTAGACCGGGTTCTAGCTCTTTAGCTAGTTGTGCTCTTGAAATAGCCATGTTCTAGCCTCCTATATACCGGTTGTTGCATAGGTGCCAACCGCAATGGTCGTACCTGTGTTGAAATGACCGTTCAAACGAACGATGTACTGATGTCCAGCAGCAGAATAATCCGTATTACCCTCGTCCTCATAGAGGCCGACAATACGAACATCCAAAGTGTTTGTAGTAGCGGCTGAACTGATATCAAGCATGTCGCTTGATTTACCAGTGTTTGTGCTACCGTTGTTAACACTTGCCATGTCACAGTTAATAAAAACATCTGCCAACGCGGTTGCCCGGTCGGTATTTGTTCCATCAGCTACAACAGAGAACAACTGCATTGGATCGTCATAGACATAAGCTTTGACAGGATGATTTGTGTCAACGCTCACAGCATTTGATCCGGGCCAATAATTAAGGTGTGTCGACTTACCAGTAACTGAGTCTACATACTCAACACCACCTAGAACACCTAGAGGAGCAATCGCCTGATCGGAAATGATGATTGTTCCTGTAGAAGCGGGCACAACAATGCCCCCGTTGTAGATAGCAGTAGTGTAGTTGTTAGCAATCTCATACATCGTCGTTGCGTTGTTGTTGACATTGCCACCCACTTTACCAATAGGACGAAGGCCATAACCACCTGATAGTGTATTCGCCATTAGGCTCTCCTATTAAAAAAATGGTGCCCTTATCTTTGTGGGCCACCAAAGGTTACACGAGATTGACGATCTGCTTTAGAAATCGTCATAGTAGAATGTGCATTCTCGCGCATCATATCAGAGTCTACAGCCTGCATCTGGTCCGCACTTCTTTGATTAAAGTAAGCACTTCTCTCAGCGACCGTTTCATCCGGTATGCGAGCAAGAATAAGTCCCCCTACTCCAAACACACCTTCGTATTTACCTGAGTCAATTACCGGGGCCTCAAAGTCTGGGTACTCATCTCTACGGACAAGCTCATAACCTTCACGCAGTTTTGCGCTGATGTTTTTAGTATCGTCAAAACCACGGGTTTCAGCCCTGATCCAACGATGCTTAAAACCTTCCGGTGCAGGCGGTGCATCCAACATAGACGGGGGAGCCCACGGCTTACGCTGCGCCGTCTTCTCCCTAGTTTGGTTTGCGCGGGAAGTACGTTTTACAGTACCTTCAAACATTTCATTCTGTTCTTCAGCCATCTAACTTACTCCTTCACGTATTTCGCGTACTCTTCAAGCGGCACACCCAATTTCTTTGCTATCGCAACTTGGCTAGGGGTGAGTCTAACCTTTTTCCCACTACTGCGCCCAGATGTTGTGCGGGATACAGAAGCTACGGTCTGAGCGGGCCGTCTACTTCCACCGTTTTTGAGCTTATGCGGAAACTCTTCCTGCATACGCTTATCCAATTCAGTATAGTAGTCATCTGACTTGGGGTCAAACCCTTCGTTCTCTACAAGCTTTTTATGAACTCCAAAGGCCGCATATGTCATGGCTTCATCAGATCCAAACCACTCATTTCTTGAGGCCCAATCTTCTGCTTTTGGGTCCGGACGGCGCGGCTGTTGTTGCGGCATGGGTTGCTGAACTTGAGTTTGCTGTTGAGCTTCAGCTTGTTGAGCGTAACGCTCCTGCTGGATCTTAGCTTGCTGGGCACGGTCATTCTCAATCGCTAAAGATGTCATTTTACGTTGTGCCTCCACAACGCCGTTCGTATCACCAATCTCAATGGCTCTAGCAAGTTCTTGCTCTGCCGTGCCCATCTGAGTAGTAACCCGGTTGGTGTATTCGTTGACATAATTAGTGTCGAGGGTGTTCATGCGCTCTTTAAGCTGATCAGCTTCAGTCTTCACATTCTGTGCATATCGAAGGGCCTCTTCCTCGCGGCGCTCTGCCTCACGCATTTTCTTGGTCAAACGGTCAATGCGTTTTTGCGTATTACTTTCAGCCTTTTCAAACTGATCGTCACTAGCCTCTACGACGTTATCTTCAACGGTCTGATCTTCAAGATCTACCTCGGTCTCTTGCGCGTCATCCAAGTCTAATTCAATTTGTTGTTTTTCTGCTTCAGCCATTACTTGCTCCTAGAAATGAAGAATATCTTCTGGTTCCGAAATCTTTGCCAAAACCTCGTCATCGTTGAGGATCCGGACCTCCCCGCCGTCTATTTTGAAGCGAGACCCTGAATAACGCGCAAACATTACCCAATCACCCTGCTCACACCAAGGACCCGTAGGAAATTTTTCAGTGTCCAAGTAAGCTAAATCGCCAACTTTGAGAACATACCCGACTTGTGTTGAAACCGTTTGTTCTTGCACGACCGCGTCAGGAAGATAAATTCCTCCGTCAGTTTTGCCTTTTCCGCGGTATGGAAGAACAAGAATACGCCATCCTGTTGGAGTCGGCATTCTTTCTAGAAGAGAACCCCCAATGGCTTCGGGGTCTAGTACCTTATCTGTAGGCTCTTTATAAGCCTCTGCGAGGTTAGCGACTCCCTCTGATGCGGCACTTAAATCAACGCTTTTTGCCTCAGTCATTGCTGCGCTCCTGTTTGTCTAGCAGGCTCTTGAGTTCCTGTTCCACGTGATCTAGGGATTTTAAGTTCCCCATGAGCTCACGATACTGCTCCATGTTCTTAACATTGTCATAAATCAACAAGTCTTGAACAGCTTGCCGCCGCTCTTTTATTATGCGGAAAACGGCTTCCGCAAAGTAGACTTCATCCAATCTGATATCTCCGCATTAAATCTTAGGTGTTCTTATAACACACCTTGGAGATATCACAAGTTATCTAAAGCTCGCATACGTGCTACTAAACGCTTGGCACGGTTGGTTACCTGATCATACCAGCGGCTGTCTACCATCTCATCTGCCGCTTTGTTCCAGTCACGAGCATCAACACCGGCCTTCATACCTTTGAACTTGCTAAGTCTTGGTCTGCCCATGTTAAACATCATATTAGCTATTATGTGCTGACACTCTTCAGGCAAATCGTCAAAGTCGTCGTACAGAATTTTGCAATCCTCTATGGTTACAGCAATATCTAAACTAAACCTTTGACGCACACGCTCTTCATCTACGGGAGTGCCAACAGGCTGACCACATTCAGGATCGTCATCCTTGACTAACGCTCCGATTCCGAACGTGGGTAGACCAAGATGGTCTAAGTAAATTTCAAACTTACAGCCCTCGTCTTCGGCTATTTCTTCGCGTAATTTTTCTTTGTTCATAGTTACTTCTTTCCGAAAAATTTAGTGGCGGCGCGAGTTCCAAACGAAGCTGATACGATGATTCCTAACGTGTATCTATAGTAATCTGGCATGGCGTTCAAAGCGGTAAAACCCTCTGCCACTATGTTTCGCCCCCACTCTCCACAAAAGGCCAATACAAGCGGGACTGAAAACAAGATAGTAAGCCATTCATCTTTCCAACTATGCTTACTTCCTTCAGCCATAGTCAGGTCCCAGTCAATCTCACCCGTCGCCTTTTTTTCCATAATAGTCGCTTCAGCCTTGGCCTTTGCGACTTTCGTTGCGCTTTCTGCCTTAGTTTTTTCCACTTTACCATCTAGCCACGTCCCGGCTAATGAGGCTATTGGTCCTATAAGGGCCTGTAACATTTTAATATACCTTTACTGTCTCAGGGTCCACACGACGAGGAACACAGTATGCGGTGACACGATCTCTCTCGTCAATATACTGTGAGTAACTGTAGTTTCCATATCTTTTGGACACTTGTGAGGCAAAATAGTTGCATTCTGTAACCGAATAAAAATACATGTCCGCACTATCTAATTTGCGAAAATCTCCTGTACCAAGGTATACCAACAACAAAAAAGCATCTATCACTTCCGGCTCATCCAAGCTGTGGTTCCCATATAGGCTCCAACGATACCTGCGCCACTAATATAAAATAAATTACTGATATCACTTAAAGCCTCTATACGTTCAACAGTGACCCACGGAGTAAACATCGCCGCTGTAAACAGACCCATGCCTATCAATGTGTATCTTGCCATACGCAGTTGAGCCAAGCTCTTACGCAGGTCACGCTCTGTTTCACGGATTTCTTTTGCGTGTTCAAGTTCTTCGTCTGTGACCACGCCATCTCCGTCAAGGTCATACTTGTCGTAGTCACTCTTTTTTTGTAAACGCTTGCTCACTTCTGACTCTCCCGTACAGCTTTTAACGTCTCTTGCACCGTCATTTCTTTTTTCGCATTAGGATCGTATTTGCACTGATACTCCGATGGAATAAACTCCATGTACTCAAATATTTGGCTTTCAATAGTGTTGTTCTGCCCTCTGAAAACACAAATAACCTGCTTGTTTTCTAATTTTTCGCACTTAACTTTACGGCAAGTGGTCATAATTTCGTTTGCATCAGCCACTTTACCTTTTAAAAACATTACAAAAAAAGTAAGGATAGCGGCTCCTAAACCAATCATCACAATCCAAGCTACGATCTCAACAAACTTCTGACGGCGTTCACGTTGCGCGTACAATGTCTCTTGGCGTCTTTTTCTGATCTGGCCTTCCATGTGCAGCAATTCATCCCAAGCTGATCTGCCAAGTGTCATGCTTATCCACTGCTTAAGTTCGTATCGCTGTTCTTGTGCTTTTTTCTTAGCGGCAAAAGTTTGTATTGCCTCTTGCTCAACGCTCTGACCATTAAACAACTTTTTGAATATGGGAGGGTTTTTGGCTTCTTTCTCCATCTGATCCAGATCAGAGAGCGCACCCATCCAACGCGAGAGGTCGGTAGCCATCGCTTCGATGTCCCGCCCTATCGCAAACCCTTTTTTTAATGCTCCAAACGCCGCAGAAGCGGTCGCCATCGCTGTTACTGGATCCATTTTGCCCCCTAAAATGCCCTACTGGCGTTTGAGCAACTCCCGCTCTCTGGCAGCATCAATACGAGCCGCGGTCTGTCGCTCTTGGCTTGCAAGCCGTTGTTGGAACTGTTCAGAGCGCATCTGCTGGTTCTGTGCATCCAGATTTAGTTTGGCAGCATCAAGCTGGGCGTCAGACTGCTCAGACTGCGCCCGTATCTGAAGCTCCTGCTCTTTAAGCTTGACCAACGGATCCGGCCCTTGACCTGATACCTGCTGAGACATCTGCTTGACCATCTGCATACCTTCAGCAATAAATTGCGCCGTCAGACCCTCAATCTGCAACATCTCTTCTTCCGTAGCCGCCTCACCACCAGCCGCTTGCCGCGATTGAATAAACTGCACCGCCGCCCGCTCACGGGCTGCGATCTGCACATGTTCCATAATGTGCTTCTGTAGTTCCATAGCGATAGCTGGCATACCTGCAACCATAGGAGTAGAGCCAAACACCATATGTGCCATGATGTGCGCCTCATGCTCCTGACCCTCAAATGCCTGCAAGGGCACCATGTCCATTGAGTCGATGTTCTCTTGTGCCGGATCTTTAGGTGTTGGCTCGTCATCAGGCACACTTCGCATGATGCGGTCAGTGTCTTTCACACCTAGAGCCTCGTACATGTCTTTGTATACTTCTGGCATGTTGTGCAATTCAGGTGCCGCGCCTGCCAGTTGCAGTTTAGTCTGAGCCAAAGCAATCCTTTGAGCTTGGCTAAAAACATTCGGATCAGATACAGGGATTACATCAATCCTGTCATCAAAATCACTCGCCATGATGGAAGACTCTGCGCCCTCTACAGAATACGGATATTCCTGTGGCAAACTCTCCGACATTACCCGTGCAAGCATCTTGAACTCTAAACGCATGGCATAGTGCAGACGTTTGTGTACCGCGCTCATCACGCGAGAGCCCTGTTCCAGCATCGCAATGGTCGTGCCAACCGCAGCCTGCTGGTTTCCATCGCCCACTTTCAAGTCTGTAATCGTTGCAAACCTTTGACCAGCCTGAACCACAAACCCTAGCAAGTTAAACAAGGTCTGATCCGGCCCTTTGAAGGGCAAAGGCATCAAACTGTCACGAATAGCACCGCCCGGAGCGTCCACATCCCTAAATTCACCGGGTTGTAGCGGATCATCATCGTCCCTGATCCGTAGTCCGCGGGCTTTGAAGCCTGCTGGTAGGTTGGAAAGCGTTCCAGCGTCGATTAACTGGCGAAGTGCCGCTGTTGCAGTGCGCGAAAGTCCACCAATCGTGTGAATTAAGCCCAAACCATAAAAACCAAAGCCCGGAAGGAACTTATAATGCACAAAATACTGTATTTTGCGCTTTTCCTCGTCTTCTTCACGATAATTACGCCTGATTGACAGTATCTGGCCGTTGTCCTGACTAATTGTAACTACATATGGTATCTTGATGCCGGTCGGTTCACCGTCTTCATCCTCATCTTCATACCCTTCAAGGTCCAAATCGACGTGACACTCCAAAATCGTGCAGTCATAGTCAATCTGAGAGGGTGTAACACCGTCAATACGCTGTATTTCGTCGTCCACGGACCCCGAAGCGCCTTGTGAGGGCAGCACAGGTATGTCCAGATAAAACCCAGACACCTGTTTCTTACGAAGATCGTTCAGCGACATGCGAAGAACTTGAGTTATGTTAGGACAAGTGTCCAAATCGGAGGTTTCATAAGGAACAACGAGGTGCTCTGCCGGTATAAACTTGCTTACCGCCCGCCCTCTGGTTTCGTCGTAATAAACCTTCTTGAACGTAGATCCCGCCAACGGCAGAAAAAACAACATTTGATCCAGTTCAGGCGTATATTCCTCCATCACGTTTGTGATGTAGTAGTTCATAAACTGCTTTACGCGAAGGGCCTGCTGCTCTTTTTCCCTCGTTTCTGCTCCTAAGACCGCAGTACGCACTGGTCCCGAAGCTGGCAGCAACTCGTTAAAGGCTTGCGCTTGGAATTGTGTAGCTGCCTCTGCAAGCAGGGGATGCGTAACTCCGGAAGCTCCTCTGAACGGCTGCGCTCTTTCCTCGTAGGAAAAACCAAGAAGCTCCAAACCGTTGGCGTAAGCATCTTCCCACTCCTGTCTACCTGATTTGTTAGCATCAAACTCCGACAGCAACTCTCCGGCTATGCGAGACAACTCGCGATCCGGCATCTCCTCTGCGAGGTTCATGTAAAAATCGTCGCCGCCACCACGCTGGTCCTGTGGATCAAAATCAATGGTCACTCCACCGTCATCATCCGGCAGGATCTCAATGTCCATGCCCTCTGCCATGCCCTCAAAGGCCACGATGTTGTCGTCCATGCTGCCCGGAAGCTCAAGTTCTACTTCAGCCGCCAAGTCCTCCATGTCCAACTGCGAAGGGACGTTGTCCATCATTCCTACAATCGGTTTACGTGCCATTTAACGTCTCCTTTGAGGCTAACTTACCATAGGACGATTCATATTTCTAGCAACAGGGGCTAGACTAGCCACGCCCCGTGGTCCGCGGCCCGCGTTCCGCGCTACGTCTAGCAGGCTTACTATGCCGCCTTCTTCGTACAAAACGGCACCGGGCCTCGGCCCAACAGTAGCGTCTTTAACATCTTGCCTAGCCTCATCTATAAATTCTTGCGGGTCCCGACCACCGCGGCCTATAACGCCCTTTTTAGACTTCTCTAGGTTCTCCAGAGCAGCCGATAAATTTTTGCTTGCTGCAACACGAGCACTCGCATTCGGCGGAAATAGAACGGCGGCATCTGCAAGAACACCATCCACCAATGTCCGCTTTTCACGAATCATGGCATTGAAAACCTGCGCCTCTGGCATTTTGTTCACGTTAACTTCTAACGCCTGACGGGCGTTAGGCCAAAGCGCAGCAATTTCTTCTGCAACCTGACGGCGGTACGCGCCCATCTGCGGATACGAATCCGCAGCAAGCTCTGTCTTACCCGCACGAATGAGGGTGTTTGACATGTTCTCAACGTCTGAAGCAAACCCATATGAGGACCCGGACGTTACAAAAGCATTTCTGCCAAGATCCGGGTCGGGGCGCATCTGATAAAACAACTTCCACGCCGGAAACTCGCTCTCTAGCCGCCCTTCCAAATTATCTAAGCTTTGAACCAAAGCCTGCTCAGTAATCTTAGTGCCGCCCACTTCGTAAGTATCGCCTGCCCGAACGGACCTAAGTCTCTCCTGTGTAGACAGCGCAGACTGCATCAAAACCTGTAAATTATTAGAAGGCTCCATGCGTAAAGTACCGCGGTCCCCGCCCAAGGACAAACTGGCCCCCTTGAGCGTGTCTCCCATCGGAGTCACGATAGTGCTCTCAATTGCGTCGTCACCTAGTTTGTTGTACGCAAACTTTAGATCAGCAAGAACCGCGGTTTCTTTGTCCTTGTTAAAAACACTGGGGTTTAAGTCCGAGCTACGATCATCAATCTTTGATAGGCGTTCAAGAAAACTTACACCCTCTGAACCGTATTTAGCCTCAAAGGCTTCTCTAATTGGCTCATTCGCCAATATGTCCTTCGCTTCCATCCCAGCAACCGTTAGTTCTCTTTCAGCATCACGGCGCAAAACAGGAGACTGTAACTTGTTATTTAACATTCCTAACAAAGTCATGTGGTCACTAAAACCTGCTACAAACGGCGCAACTTTCTCTCCGTAAGCTTCTGTCCGCCCAGCACGGACCATTCTATTCTCTTCCGCAGCTATCAATATGTCGTAGCTTTGACCCTGTGAGTTGATAAACTGCGCTACATCCTTCTTTTCTCTCTTCGTCATGGGACGAACGTCAGCACCCACACCTGACGCACCCCCAAGGTGAATCTCGTCTTCATAAAACTCACTGTTGGGTTTTAGCTGTATCTGCTTATTAGGGTCATATGCCTTCAAGTAGTATGCCGCCGGGGACAAATCCTCAATGTCCCCTAACACCAAATCATCTACAGTAAACGACCCGTCCTCGCCCTCACGAACAGTGCGCCGCGGGGAAACAACTAAAATGTCGTCCAAGTCGGAACCGTAAACAGGCGTTAACGTCTTGCCGCCACCGGCAGTAAACGCAGAATAGGATAAAAACGGATCTCTGCTGGTAGAAAATCCCGGTCTTTTGACCTCGGTGGAGCCTGCGGGATCCTGACCTAAAAGAACCTGCCGAGCTCTGTTACTAAACCCGCTATTCAAAATAACGTCTTTTACGGTAAGTTTCCGACCGCCTAGATCAAAGCCGCCCCTGTACAGCAGCATCTCTTCAGGGTTTATGTCGTCGGTTTTGGAAAAATAACGCTTCGCAGCCAGAGGGTCGATCTCAAACAGGTCATTCTTCTTAATACCGTGAGCCAAGCCCCGTATGCCGCCCTTGCCAACCCGCAGGCGACGAGCAAGATCCGCGGGCCCCGACCCCAGTAACATCCCGCTAGTTTCGCGGGCCGCAGAAACCGCCGTGCCTACCGCGGTGGGCCCAGTAAATAACAAATCATCGTACCGAAACTCTTCGCCCGTTTCCGGATCAAACGCAGCGTCAAAGCCTTGCAACCGAGCAAGACCACCGTAATACTGCTGCTCGGGAATAGACATAATCCCCTCTGCTGCCGCTGTTGCCGCAGCCTTGGGATCGTCTCTCAGGTACTGAACAAAGTCAAAAATGCCTTGGAGTGCAGCAGGAGGCCCGAACCGGGGATCCCCATACTCGCCCTCTGTAGTCACCGGGTAGCGAACACCCATGTCTTCGATGTATGTGGTTTCCGGCGGGGTAATAACATCGCGCTCGACAGGTGCTAGCGCACTTATAACAGGCCCCAGAAAAGGAACATCGCCTGCCGTGGACTCCCCCGGAAGGAAGCCCCTGTATACTTCCTGCTCGTCAGCCAATGTTCCGCCCCAAGACACGGGACATCTGATCCACTACCTTCGGGTCCAATGTCGCAAAAACCTCACTAGCCGGGGCCTGTATACCAGCCTGCTTTAACAACTTACCACCTACCGCGTCATCCCGGTCATTCAGTTGAACCATCTGCCCATACTGAAACCCACGCTTCTTACCAAAGTTCTGGCTCTGAACAGGACGCAAAGGATACTGCGGATCCGCTAAATCCTCATACATCAAAAGACCACCAATGCCGCGGTCCGCGGGCTCCGGAGGGGGAGTCTTACCAAGAGTCAACATGTCAAAGTCGTCAATCTCACCCTCCATAGTGCCAAAGTCCATAGGTAAATCAACGATGCCGCCTTCTTCTAAAGCTAATTGTACACCTTGATCCGAAAAAACATTCTCATAGCGGGGCCTGCCAGCCTCTATATTTTGCTCTTCATAAGGAGGTTTAAGGCGGGTTATACCCATTTTTATTAATTTTAAAGCACTGTTGGGATCACTTACACCCGGAACAAGAGGTTCAGGAAAATCTTGATAAGGGTCAAAACGCTTAAGCTTAGTCTCGTCAGTAATGTCTTCCGTCTCTATTGAGGGATCTATTAAAAACTCTGCCTCATAGCCCGGAGTTCTCTGATGCCGACTAATAAAATCGTTAAACACCGTATCACCAGCGTTTCTGTATCTCTCTAAATTATTCAAAGGTATAAGATCGTCACCCGAAAAAACCTCGCCGGGGAACTTTTGGTCAAACATGAACTCGTTCATGGACGTTGATTCCGGTGAGCCGTTCCCCAAGTCTACAACAGTATCAGCCATCTAACCCCCTAATAGTACGCCCGTATCGGGCTGTACTGTTCCTCATCATCCCAATCGTCTGTGGGCAGTTGTACAAAGTTACCCTGCCTGTAACGCATCAATGCCTGTGTCATGCTATCAACCAAGTCGTCATACTCCCCATTCGGGAACGCTGCCACTTCCTCAATCAACTCTTCAGCAAAAGTTGTATCGGGGGCCCAAACCATACCTGCCTCAAAAAGAGGCGACACAGAGTGAACTCTGGTCACCTTATCATTACCCTTGCTCGGCGTAAAGTTAACAACGGGTATTCCCATGTTTCTTAATTCGTGGGTCAAGGGCAGTCCGGATGCCTTTGCTTCCACGATGACGGTGTCGGGGTCCCAATACTTGTACTGCTCCATAGCCATCTCTTTTAGCTCCGGAAAATCCCACCGACCCTTCTGGCTGTCCAAAAGTATCAAGGCGGGGGACCCTCCGTCTTCTTCAGGCCGAAACACACCCCACGTTGTAATGGCGGAATAGTCCGCC